ACAACAAGTACCACCGATAAATGCAGCGAGTATCTTTCTCCAAAACTTTTTTCTTTGGGAGATTCGGTATTCGTTTACCATTATTAGTGTTCTTGAGTCCATTAGTTTAACTGTTTCCTTAAATTAAGTCCTATATAACCGTTATGTAATATAAGTCCTAGGTATACAGTATTTACTATTTTTAAAGAGAGTTGTTTGTCACTCTCACTAAAGTTATTATTGTCTAATGCTTGATAGAAAATATAAGAAGTTATTCCTTTAACAAGAATGATTCTTTCTGCTGAAGGTTTTCTTCCATAGATAGGATTCTTTTCAATTACAGGGTCAAATTGATTTGTAAGAGAGTATGTTTGATGGGCATCAACAAGATTTAGGACTATATAATCTTTAAATAATTGTTTGTTTGATTCGTCCCAGTCATCCCAGTCCGCTTGCAACGACATAGAGCATAGTAATAATAACAAATATTTCATTAGTTGCCTTGAGTTACCGATACACTACAGCCACCTGCTGTTACACAATTTTGTGTTAATGTATAGTTTTGTACGCTGTTACTTTGTTGAGTTAGATTTAGGTTAGTTGAGTATGTTCCTGTTAGGGTTATGTTTGCGTTATGAGCTCCTGAACCACTTTGGGATATAGTACCTGTATTACCATCAACATATGATTTTAATGAAAGAGTTTTCTTTCCATCTGTTTCTTGGACTACATAAAATGAATTATCGTCTGCATACAAGTATACTGTAGCATCATGAGCTGAATAGGCATTATTGTTACCATTTCTTTGATACCCTGCTAATGCATTATTATTACCGTGGATATCTAGAGTAAGTGTTACTCCACCACCTTCATCACCGTCATTAGTAAATGTAGTATCGGATGACCCACTTAAATGCAACCCTTGACCCCATCGAACAGAATTACTGTCGCCTTTAATATGAAAATCTATATTTGATTCTGCACAAGAAGAACCCCTAGTGCAATTTTGTTCAAAGTGAAGTGAATTGGAATCACCATTTAAGTCTCCACCCGAACCTTGTTGAGTACCCCAAATAGGAACAAAGGAAATAAAATTCTTGTTTCCTTGTTGCTTGATTAGTATTGAATTTGATGCACCACCTAGTGAAAAGATAGTATCGTTGTCGTAACCTATTTGAGTTACATTGAAGACAAGGGAGTCGTTTGACTGACTCCCTGTCGTTTCCACATCAACCTTGTTGTTATCGTTTGCTAAAACGAACAAGGGCAACATAATTAATAATGATAAACACTTTTTCATACTTTTATATTAACCACAAAAATAATAATGTAAAAACTATACCTTCCCCAAATGATATCCAATACATATGGTAATCATCGAGTCGAGTGGCCTTTTGAAATCCGTAGATTTGAGCTTCGTGCCAGCCTCTTAGTTTTTCCGTAATATTCATTAATATCTCCTAGTTTGTTTGTGTGATGGTTATATTTAGAGACGTACCATCACCCATCGTAATTGATGACTCTTTTTCGTCTGTTATGGTTCTAATGGATGCTTGTGCATACATCGGAATTTTAATAGAAATAATTCCACTAACTTCCCTATAGAACCAAACCTGTCCTAGACCAGCATCTACAATGGTTGAATATTGTGTATCCTTATCAAAGCCAGGCAGTGTTCCGTCAATTCTTACTACTCCAAATCCTTTACTAGATTGTCTATCTAGTCCGACCTTTCTGTCGATTCCTACGATGACATCTAATAGGTCTTGTAAGAAATCCACATCAAGTAAATCTCTATCAAGCTCAGTGTATTCTAATTCGTCATCTTCAAAGTAATCCTCTTCTAGATCATTAAATTCTAGGAAGTCTACATCAAGAACATTGTTTGAATCGTTCTCTGTTGAACTGGATTCTTCAGATACTTGTTTCTCCACCTCTTCGGGTGGATTGACAATAAACATGTTATCAATCAAATTTGGTGTTATACCGTTCACTACAACTGGTTTAGTTGGAGAGTCGTCATATGTACTCACCATCGTTGCCTGATAGGCCTCGTCTAGTGTAACAGTTCCCCCTGCATTACTTACAATTACAACTCCTGAAGGGTTTCCCCATTCATCAGGCAATAATATCACAAGTGATCTTCCGATTTCATCAATACTGGTTGTGAAATCTGTGCCTCGAACTGTGATTTGTGCAGTAGGTGTGGATATATTTATGTTACTTTTCTTTATCTTGCCACCGAAACCCGAAGCAAATCGAGCGGTACCACTGGCCATTCTCATGACCATCTTTGACTTGGAAGGGTCGGGGTCGTAATAGACCTCGTCAATCCAAACTTTTGAGTGTTCTGTTAATTCTAATTCTTCATCACCAATGAACTGAATTTTCATTCGTCCATTCTGAGTCTGTGCAGTATCATAGATAAGCACATCGGATTCGGTGGAAGCTGATATGACGGAGTTATCTCCGTCCCTAGACATTCCAGCCGAACCTTTATGTTCGACAATAGAACCTATCGGATTTGCAGATGCGAACCCGATAAGGCCGACTAATAAAAAACTAGTCGTTATCGTCTTTCTGAACAATGTCAATGTTAGCATTAGAGGTCACGAATGTTACATCTATAACACCACTACAAGATTGACCTGAAGGACAACTTGTATCTGAACCTGATTTCTGAACGATATCTATATCATTTCCTGAACCAGTTAAGATTGCAGTGATTTTATTATCAGATGCGTCAGCTTGCAAAGTGTTAATGTCATTTGATGAACCACTTACAGTCCAGTTCCAAATAGCATTATCTGAATCAACTTTAGTTGTGAATACGTTACTTGAACCACCTACTACTAAGTCCCAGTTTAAGTATTCTGCTGATGCAGCGTAACCGACATCTATATCAAACGTGTTAGATGAACCTGTTACAGCACCTGCCATGTTCAAGTTGTCTGCACTACCTTGATAACCTATGTTCCAATCCATTGAGTTCGATTGTCCAGTAAACGCTAAATTTACTGTTGAACTATCTGCAATGAAAGGGCCGTATAGTTTGTTGATATCACCAAATTGTACTAATGTTAAACTGTTGTTTGCACCAGTTAAAACCATATCAGCAGATGTTCCTGAGAAATTATCTAAACCGACTTTGTTTCCGTAACCCTTCTGAGTGAAGTTCAACGTTAGTGCTGTACCTGATTGATTTAACCAAATTTCGTTATCGTCTGCTCCCGCGTATGCACCAGTAGATATTACCGCTGCTAACATAATGAATAATAATTTAATTTTCATCTGTTTCTCCTATTGAATGTAATTCGTTTTCCCCATGATGACCATGTGGATGACGATGTCCATCCTTAATTACCCAAAAACTCCTATCGTGTCCTTGGTATATTAGTTCTAAAACGGATAGTTCTATTGCTGAACGAGTTGCTTTCGTAACTCCCTCATTAAAGGCCACACCATCTTCTACCTCCACTAATTTCGTATCCATATCAACGAAACGGAATACATCATAACCTCCACCTGTGCTGAGTATCGTCTTCGTAGTCTGCACATTTAATAAAATCTCACCTGTAAGTGTTGATATTCCCCTCAAACTTACAGTAACTACATCTCTTCGGTAGGAAATTGAAGACCCGATTCCTAGGAACCTTGCACCTCTACCTCCGCTCTCAATGTTAGTATCATAACCAATAATCCCACCTTCTAGTAGGATACCTGCGAACAGTAAGGGTTGGATTCCTGTTGGGGAATTTTCATTACCTTCCTGAGACGCAAAATCTTCTCGTGTTGAACGAATGATCTGTCTCTCTCGAACCAGAGCATCGAGACTCGTTCTTTCTACTACTCTGAACCACTTTCCTTTTGCAGCTGTTTTAAGTGCATCAATTAGAAATGATTCTGCACCTTGGGTTACTGCAGTACTGAATGATGCAACTCCATCCATTCTCTTTCTTTGTCCAGTCTTATCCAAAAATTGGTAGACTGCAACCACTGGCATTACATCAGCTGCTGGTAGTTCCAAAAGTTCTTGGTATGTTGGTATCTTAACTACCTTTGCTTCTTCAACACACTCTCCTACCCTACTCATTACAATAGAGGTGCAACTATCAGTCATAGACGGAACACTTGCACACCCAGTGGTGAACAATACCGTCAAAAGACCAACTATTGCAAGTTGTTTCACTTCTAGAATCCGCCTGAACCGACTGGAATATCCAAAGTCGTTGTTGTTCCATCCGCTGATACTATTGTTAATCTTATAAATTCTCCACCGTCTTCACCAACCAACTTCTCATACGTCACAGTATTTCCTTCGATGGTGAAACTTCCGTAGTCTACACTCTCTCCATTAGAGAACATGTTTTCCACTAACTGTTTTGCTATCTGAGCATAAATTCTGCTCTCTACGTTCCTTAAAAATTTAGCAAGTGTAGTGTTCTGTGCTTCTCGTTCGGCCTTAGAAATTCTATCTTCTATGTCCTGAGCCATCTTATCACGTCTGCTTTTCTCTTGGTTCTCAATAGTTAAGTAGTGTGACGATTGTCCTTGACCATTAAAGGATGGACTTTTAAATCCAAATACAATTTCGTCTGATTTAATACCTGTGCTAAAGAGTGCAAGTGCCACTACAATTACACTACCCCATAACACTAGTCTAGTTTTTCTTTCCATTATCGTTTTCTCCTGCTTTCTTTTTAAGGTTCTCCTTCATTTCTAGAACCACATTTACCTTCTGCTGTAAACGTATTAAATCTTGGTCTAACATTCTAACTTGATCAATTACTTTAATAAGTGCAAAATGCATTTTTTCAATTTGAGGTTCGATGTGTTCTCCAATGAACCACCAAACATAATAGATGAAGTAACCCAGTCCAACTGACATTACTATTGGGAATCCGTAATCGGATATAGCCTGGGCAATATCCATTAGTCTCTCCTTACATCTAGTTTTCCATCTTCTATGAAGTTCTCTGCACGAGCAACTCTATCGATGTCGGGTCTAAGTTCTAATGCACTGGACACTAGGAGATCGATTTTAATCATCTCATTCGACATCATTCTGGCACGATTTTCTAAGGATGTGCAGAACATGGTAAGAGTACCAATCGATTCTACAATCCCTTCTAGTATCTGTTTAATTACTATGAATATGAAAAATCCCATCACAAGACTTCCTGCAATCGGGGCTCCTACTTCTCCTATCAAATCAAATACTTGTTCCATATGGTTATTTAGGTGTTCTATTACTTTAGACCAAAAAAAAGACACCTAAGTGTCTTTTTAAAAACCTACTACGGTTTACTTTTGTTGTGCAATCGTTTTAACGACTTCTGCCTTGGAACCACTACGTTTTACCTTAATGCTTTCCCTGTCGGCTAATGCCAACAACTGAAGTTTAGTTAATTTCTTTAATTCTGCAACGCTATGTTTAGCTTTACTTGAACCACTAGATTTAGATGCTTGTTTAGACTTAGCCTGATCATCCTTCTTACCGAAGAAATGAATCCCTAATGCTATGATTACAACTGCTACTATTACATATTCCATAATTTACCTCTTAAATTATTTTTTTATTTACTATACTATTTAGGACTCTTTTGCCTTGCCAACATTGCAAGCACACCAGTCTATTACTTTATACATTTTTTTCACTAACCCATCATCTATCGGTGTTGGAGTTAAAGCTGCAATTAAAGATGCACCCATAACTAACCAAGGAATTACCTGTACCCATCCTATAACCCACTGTAAAAATTCTAACATACCGTTCTCCTGTTTAAGTTAATAACAGAGGTATTTAGTTTTTATGACGGTTTAGTGCCACCAATTGAGTATTTAGTGGTTAGTTTCCATTCCTTTTTCTCTTTGAATGGAATGATCTTGATTTGTGAGAGAGGAGCCTGAGGTTCCTCTATTTTACTCTCATCTACTATTGACACTAGTTTCCATTGTGCAAGTAGTTTAACGATGGTGTTACGTCTACCGATATCTGATTCATCGATGCTTGTAGGTTTACCATCTAGTTTAAATAGTTCTTTGAAGTGTGTGATATAATATTTACCACGTTTATGTAGGATGTGACATGATTGAAATAGTTCTTGATCACGTCTTGATGCTACCCCTATTCGGGATAGTGTTTCTCTGATTTTGAGGAAGTCGTCTTTTTCGGGGAAGGTAATTTCTACCAAATCCTTTATAAGATTATCACTTTGTTCCATTGCCATTTTGTCCACCGATATTCATTCTGTTTTTCAATTCACGAACTTCTTTATCTGTCAACATAGTCATATACTCTTTTGCTTTTAATGTTGATACTTGATAATAATTTTTAATCGTGTCTATTTTTACACTGACATAAGGTTTTTCCCATGAAGCAAACCTTTGTCGTTTTCGTAAAGTATTTAGGAAAAATAGATATTGAAGACGATTATCGAGTCCATGACGGATATTCATCTCATTGGTGAAGAAAACAGCGTCTTGGTGGTAAGACAATGATTTATTTGCTAGGAAGGGTGCATAACTCTTTTCTTCGACTTCATCCACCATGATATCTTTTTTATCATAGGAAACAGACTTGACAAAGTCAAAAGGATTAATGGCCATTATTTACCTGTTACGGCAGAAAATGAATTGAGTAGGTCATCACCTTTAAGAGGTTCACCAAAGAAAACGATTTCACCTGTCTCTCTAATCTCTCTCTTGACAACACCATTGTTGTATTCAATGTCCAATACTGAACCATCGTTACCCCTAGTGTCGTACCAACATGATGATAAGGAATGTGCGTGAAGGGATTTGACCTTGTTAGACCACTCCTCTGCAGCTATTAATCGTCTTTGTCTATCGACAACCTCGTTATATTCACTCATTTAAATTTACACTCCGACATTATTTCAGTCAAACAAGCAGTGAAATTGATTTCACTGTCCATTGCAAATGCAGCCTTATACTGATAGTCTGCAATTATTAAAACGGCAGCTGGAATAGATTGGGGAACCAATCGTAATTCTAGTGCATTAAAAACTTTTCGGAATAGGGTGTTGAAGTCGTTATCAGAATTCTGACCAACCCACTTTCTCATTCCACTCCAATTCTTATCTTTGATCATATCGATCAATGGGGTGAACTTCTCTTCACTTAGAGATGAAAGTATACCAGTGTCAATAACACCACCAACTCCATATCGTTGAACCTCGTTAAGAACACGTCTGAAGTCGGGGAAGAATCTCATGACCAACTCAGCAAGTACTGCTGGTTCGGTTTTGATGTTCTCCAATTCACATATGTTACTTAGTCGAGTTAGAAATTGGTTTGCAAGAACAGGTTTCTCTTTAGCTGGAATCTTAAAATCGATTACAGTTGTTCTTGAGTGTAATGCAGGAATAATTCTATTCTTGTAATTACAGGTGAATATGAATCTGCAGTTAGATGAGAACTCTTCAATAAATGCTCTCAGAGCAGGTTGAACTGATTCTGCAGATATGTAATCTGCCTCATCTAGGATAACCACCTTAGGGCCACCTTGTAATGACATGGTAGATGCAAAGTTCTTTATCTTCGTTCTAAGGGTGTCTATGAGACGACCCTCATCACTACCATTGATTACGATGAAGTCTGCACCTAACTCATTACAGAGTGCTTTAGCAATGGTAGTTTTACCTACACCTGCCGTACCACATAATAAAAGGTTAGGGATTTCACCCTGTTTGACAAATTCTTTGAATTGGTCTTTAAAATGTTGAGGAAGTATTGTCTCCTCGATTGTTTTTGGTCGATATTTCTCGACATATAGAAATTCATTCATAATAAGATTAGTCTAACCCCACCGAAAAACTAGCATGAAACACCTTGATGATTGATGAGAAGGTTTCATTCCCGAGTGTGGTGCAATGTCTTAGCACTGCACACTCACTTTTATTTATATGGATTGTCTTAAACTCCGTAAGAAGAATCAGGTTCTAATGCAATAAAATATTCAATTGCAACATCCGAATTCTTAAAATGGGAAATTCCTTTTGAAGAAACTGAAACATCGTAGTTACCTGCGAGTAGTTTAAGGTTCTCAATCTTGAAGTTCATTGAATAAGAGACACCGTCCCCTTCACCCACAACTCTTGCGAATGTGTTTGAGGTTGGTTGCTTCTTATCTTTGACTGTCAAAGTCTGACTATCCCCATCCGAGGTTAACACTAGATCATTTACACCCAACACACTTGCAGCTTTGTTCAAGTCTGACAATAGTGTAGAAGTAATACTAAATGTAATTTCTGCCTCAGGCATTGTAATCATCTTATCGGGGGCCGTAACCATTCCTTCAGATGCATAATGATAATCCATTCTAGAATTTGAATCCTCAATAGACAATGACGTATCATTGAAATTGAATTCAGGGTCTTCTAATAAAGAAGTTGCTCCCAAAAATTCTGGCAGATTATAGATAGAGAAATTCTTTGGGAAGTCCTCAGTCACAGTAGCCACAGCAAGGATGTTTTTCATATTCGAAATAGTTTCCAGCGTGTTTCCTGTTTTAACTCGAATACCCGAGTTTATGGTTGAGAAATTCTTTAAGACATCTCTCGTGTCGTTACTTATTTTCATCACTGGTTGTTCTCCTTGTCGTGATTATTTAATGCAAGAAATCCGTAGTGTATGACTTTCAATAAGTCAGCTCGGTTCTTACCCTCTTTTTTTCCGTATCGTTGTGCATATTTCATCACATTACCAATACAGAAACCTTCTCCATGACCTGCGTCCATAATGAACTCAGTGGCCTGATACTTGCTCAGACTATAGTGTTGGTCATAGGTCTTGTCAACATACAGGGAAAACTCCGCTAAGAGTTCTCCTTCGTTGTATTTGTAGTCTATTTTTGATTTATTTCCAAACATACCTTAGTATACCCTTAGTAGTCCGATTCGTCAATAGGGTTTTCTTCAACAGGGGCATTTAAGTCAACCCCTGCATCTATCTTAGTGTAAAGGTCTAGAATCGAATCTCTCGTTTCTTGATCGAACCTTGAAATACACATTGTAATGGACTTCAGTTTGTCACCAAACATTCTGTATGCATTGACAATGTGGACAAGTCTCCTAGTGGTCACGACATCATCGATTGCACCTTCGTAATAAGACTTCCTAATTATGTCTGCCCAGTCAACAAGTTTCTCACAGAATTCTTCGTCAACTTTACCAGTCAACTCCATTTCCTTCTTGAGGATACTTCTCTCAGTTTTCACTGGGGGATATTCTTGTTGCATGGTGATTGCAAATCTTTCCAACATGGCTTCGTTCATGACTTGAGTTCCAATGAACTTTCCATCGTCAGAACCTTGACCTTTGGTGTTTGCAGTAGCAAGGATTGTGAACCCTGCAGTAGGTGTAACCCACTCACCAGTTTTCTTGATTAGGTAACCTTTACCTTCAAGAACTGATTGTAGACACATCAATTTGTTAGAACCTAAATCCACTTCGTCAAGAAGTAACACGGCACCTTTTCTCATTGCTTTGATAACTGGGCCTTCTCTGAACATGATGTCTCCACCCTGTAAAGTGTGACCACCCATCAAATCATCCTCATCGGTCTCGATGGTGATATTGACTCTGAAGAGTTCTCTCTTCAACATGGCACAAACTTGTTCTACCATCAATGTTTTACCATTACCACTCAGACCAGTCACAAAGATTGGAAAGAATAATTTTGACTTGATGATGTTCTTGACATCTTTGTAATGACCGAAGGGAACATAGTTCTCCATTTTCTCGGGGATTATCTTGAAGTTGTCAAGGGAGTTGACAGCAACAGTTTTAGCTGCAACTGGCATGTTTTGTGCAACACTAACCGCTCTAATCGGAGCAGGTTGTATTGGTGCAGTTTGAACTTCGGGTTCATACCCACCGTTATAACCACTAACCACTGCATGGAGATTAAAGATACCATTATCTTTAAAATCATACCTTGATGATTTGACCCAGTAAGGCATCCCACCAATGGCCACGAAGTCTTCTTTAACGAAGTTCGTTTGATTGGGATATGTCTTTACAAGAGTTTCAAGGAACTCTTTCCTATCGGGTGTAAAATGGAAGTCTTTGCCTGAAATGACAATTGACTCGGTTCTGTCGTAAGTTCTTAAACTCATATTACGCTGCCTCCAACATTGTTAATGGAACTGAGTAATTACCTTCTGGCAATTTAACAGTCGCTCTAGAGATTTTGATTTTCATAATCTCACCAAGAGTCTTCTTGGTTTTTTGAACAACATAAACTTTTTGTCCAACCGACAAACTTGCTTTTGCATTCAGTTTTTTCACTTCATTACAAAGTGATATAATTTCGTTCAACTCTGAGACTTCAGTCGTTGACATGATTATTTGTTTAAGTGCTAATTTCATAATTGTTTCCTTTGTTTTTTCATTATATACATAGTATAACAAAAAGTGAGACCCATTGTCAAGTTTATTTGCATATCTGTAAAAGGTTTCCGACTGATAATTCAATATTTTTCTCTTTAGGGTTGCCATGTTTATCCATAGACAAATGTCTATCGTAAACGACCTCACCATTGTTAGTCCATACTCTGAATGCCTTACACTCAACACCTAACTCTGCACAATGACTTTGTTTAGGACAGTTGAACTTCTCACAAGGTGATGGGCCAACGTCCATGACAGCATCTGCAAATGCACTGTAATCTGTGTTGTGGTTAATATAGTATTGTTCGTCTACTCTTAGTGGTTCTCTCATTATGCTATTTCCTTAATAAATTCGTTAGTTAAAAATCTTGAAGTAGTCTTACTTCTTTGGTTTCTTTTGAATGCAGCCATCAGTGATGATTTCTTTGCACCGATCATTTCGTCTGATAGTGTATCATCACCATCAACCGACAGGGCAGAGGATGCAGTCAAGAATAATTTTCCGTATCCGTGGGTCTTAATCATGTAACCCTCTTTTCTTACTTGTTTCCAAACCGTATCGACATCAATACTGACATCATTAAGTTCTGAAGCAAGACTCCAAAGGTCATTCTTCTTTTCCATTACAAAGTAACCAGTAACGACCACACTGCATTCTTTTGCTATCCAGTCTAGGATGTTCGTGGTTGCCTGAAAGTAGTTTCTGCCGTAACCAGTACCTTCTGAGTAAGTGTATAACTTTTTTGAGAATGGGTCTTGGAACTGTCTAGTCTTTTTGATTCTTGAGTAGTAGTCACCACTAGTATTTTGTGCATCCTCATCAGCCTGTTCTTCAGAATCTTTATCGAAGATTTCTGACTGGTGGGAATACCCATCCGTGATGATTGTTAGGATTGACTTCTCAATCTGATACTCTGCATTGAACTTAGGAAGTAACACTCTCAGTGACACTAGACATGCATCAAGTGGTGTTCCACCCAACCTGTAACCACTAGGGTTAGCACCAGTTTCAAAAGACACCCACCTTCCAGTTTCAAGTTCTTCAACACCGTCAAACCATGCATTCCATTTTGTAATGAACTTCTCGAAGTGTCTGTAGTTGGCTTGTCCTGCAAAGTAGTTATTGTAAAGACTTCCGACATTGGTACAGTTAGTGATGTAATCCTTAGTAGACATTTTGTCTGAGAATAACTCAATTAGATGTGAACTGTCACTTCTTCTGTAATCGTCTAATCTGGCATATGAATCAGTGAAAATATAAATTCTGTGAGGGATGTTAACCTTCTTGCAGAATTGAACTAGGATAAGTGTCTGCTCTAAAAGGTCACACACTTGTCTACTAATTGAACCACTCCAATCTAACATAACTGTTACTCCGTGGTTTTTACCATCTGGCAACATTGTCACTTTTTTGAATACATCATCAACGATCTGATACTTTGCAAGTTTGTTCATATCCAACTTACCAGTTTTGCCACTGATTGCTTTTGAACTTCTCAATGCAGTTTGTTTCATCTCGAATTCTTTTGCCATGTGAGCAACAAGTTTCTTGTTTTTCTCAATCAAATTCTTACTAGACTTGACAGCTCTGTTTTTCATCATGTCCACCTCAGCTTGAGTTCTGTAAGAAGTTGTGTAGTTCCAAAGACCTTTGTCCCAGTCTTCAATCATCTGCTTGTAACCAACAACTTTGTTTGCAAAGTTCTTAGATTTCTCAAATGATTTCTTGACATTAATCAGAGTTCTGATTTGGTTGTCTTCTGAAATAAACTGGTCTTCATTGTTATGTGCATTGTGTTCTGTAATTGACTCTCTGGCTCCGTCCTCTTCATCGTAATCTGAACCTTTTCCTTCTCCACCCTCTTTACCAGTGGTTTTCTTTTCTTCGGACTCTGACTCATCGTCTATATCATCCTGCTCTTGTTCTTGGTCGTGGGCATTACCGTCCGTGTAATCCTTTATCTCGGGAAGAGAATCTTCGTCACCGTCTTCTGAATCATCGTAATCGTCACTGAATTGATCGGACTCGTCTTCATCGGAATCGTCTTCACCCATATCACCGTCTTCTGAACCTTCTTCGTCTCCCTCTTCCATAGGCATGGTCTGAGGAACTAATGCTTCGTCCTCTTCGGTTCTAGTTTCATTCTCTTTAGAGTACTCGTAAATTGCAGTTGCACATTCGACAACTTCATCCCAAGTCTCACAGGCATTTGCCATGTCTAAGTATTCTTGTTCAACCTTGGTGAAAGGAATAGTGACTCTAGCACCAACCTTAGTAACAATATTGATCTTGTCTATTAATGAAAGTTCTGAAAGGTTTTTGTCTTTGATTCCAAAGAAGTCCATTTCCATCAATTCGTTATATGCAGAGAAGAAAGATTTTCTCAATCCTGCATACTTAACTCTGATTGCTTTCTCAATCCTAACGTCTTCGACAACATTAAGATATCCTTTAAGTGTTCTGTTTTTAGTTATTGCACTATGCACACCTTCATAAGGAGTATACAATGCATGACCAACTTCATGACCCATAAACAGATCGTAAAGTTCGTTAGATAAATCGTCCTTAAAAATAGGACAACATAGGATTCTATTCTTCATATCGAAGTATGCAGTAGGCACCTTCTTATGAACTATGGTTAAGTCCTCAGTTGCCATTAGTTTGGCAAGTTGGTCTTTTTGATTTCTTATTTGATTTGTCATATTTTATTTGTTTCCCGATTCAGACTATAGTATACCAAAAAGTGAGACCCATTGTCAAGTTTATCTTTTGAGGTCAACGAACTTTCGTCTTGATTTGGAGAATTGTTTCATAGGAGACTTGAAAATTATCTCTTCTTTAGTTCCTGTCTTGATGTAACCGACTAACTGCATTGCCTTGTTGACAATGTAAGTGTGGTTCTTGCAGGGGTATTCACCCCAATCTGTAATCTCTTTTAAGTAAGTTAATTCCATTATGCAGCGACCTTTAAGTAGGTAGTGTATGATTCGTAACAACCACTTGTTCCGATTGCAGAGTTGTCACATCCTCTTCCGTCTGTCCACATTTCTAACTCGATGTTATCATATGAAGTTGAAGGGATTAACACTTTAGGATATTTTTGTTT